CCCGAGCCAGATGCAGTATGACCATAATCTGAAGCCGATTCGGAAGTTCCTGGAGGTCACTGATGTAGGCTGGGCAGCTGACGGGTACACCACTGGTTGGAAGCCGGTCATCTACAAATTCATGGCCCAGCAGCTCATTCCTTCTCAGGAACACCGAGACATTCTCGGAACTGCTGACACGCAGAAGTACATCGTCGATGATGGCTCGTTCTTCGAAGGCATCGAGCAGATCCAGACTGGACAGCTCACAGCCGCTGAAGCCAACCATGCTGAGGCAGTTGCCAAGGTGCCAGAGACTGGCACCAACGTTCGTGAGACCAGTTCTGGCACGAACCGCTTTGGTGCACCAGGAACCTACGATGGAGTTGGTCCATACGTCGAGGACGGTCTGCCACCAGATGGCCAAGCGTACCTCGAAGGGTTCAAGCTGCCTGACGTGGCGTCTGCAACCGATGGCCAGTTCTTCCGTCTCAACTACGATCCGAAGCTGAAGATCGCTGCGCGTCTCTACAAGTTCAGCATCGTCAAGAACAAGTGGATTTACGTAGAGACCGATCGTCGTGAAGCACGTTCTGCGCACCGTCCATCGCAACTCGCCATCCTGAATCTGGATGACACCCGAGACATCACGAGCAAGCTATGATCACGTTCAAGGACTTCCTCGCTGAAGGTTGGCACGAGCAGTTCCGAGTGAAGCTCATTGACATCAAGCGTGAGGTCGCTGATCTAGTTGGCGTGCGTCGCTACCAGATCGATTTGAACCGGACCCCAGAAGATAACAACGGCATGGGCAATGGCAAGAGCATTCGAGTATGGACAGATCTTCGTGATGAGGATCCTGATGACCGCATTCTGTTTGCCAACATCCTGCAGAAGGTGATGCACAAGAAGCTGACTCAGTACTTCGGCCGATACGTTGAAGAGGTCTTCGAGACGGTCAACTCCTCCACCTCTCCATCAGGCGAAGCGGTCTACGGTCGCTATCGTGTTCCTGACTACGATGACATGCTATGATCACGTTCAAGCCATTCATGGACGAGATGGGCGACAATAGAAAAACTGGCAAAGCCCTGCTTCTGAACATCAAGGTGCCGCTATGACCACGTTCAAGCAGTTCCTCAATGAGATGGGCTTCAAGAGACATGTGGTGCACAACGCGCTACAGGCATTTGAGCGCATCGTCGAAGACCTGATCTGGGATCAGCTGAAGAAGCAGAAGATTCACCGGGAAGATGTGACGATCCTCATTTGGAATGGGCAAAAGATCCATGATCGGTATCTTCGCATTCACATTCATGTGGGCCGCAACAAGGTTGGCAAGACTGTCTATGACCCTGAAACCTTTGCAGTCTTCTTCCCCAAGCTCTTCATCAAGCTGCTTGCTCCGTACTTCAAGGGATTGCGGATCAACACTGAGCTCAGTGGTATCGTTACAAACGGTGACATGATTGCTGGAGATCCAGGCACAGAGAAAGACCCGCATCGCGTTGACCTCGAGTTCAGATTCGATCATATCGATCTGAGCGCCATCGATCCTGAAGACTAAATACCAAAATGATCAATCACTTCACATACCAAGCACAGCTTCGGCAGTATCTGCTTCAGTTCGTCTCCATCTTCTACGGTCTGCAAGTGCAGACCGGCAAGGGTGAGTGCGATGAGGAGCAGTACATCACAGTGCCTGTCGTCATTGCCAACAAGGATCGTGTTGTTGCAGCCATCATGGCAGGCAACACGCAAAACAAGATGTTCAGTCTGCCAGCAATGGCAGCCTATCTTCAGGGTCTCTCGCTGGCACCAGAACGTCGGCGCAATCCAGGCCTGATGGACCAGCGTGTCACGATGAAGACAGGTGGCGTCTTCCCTGATGACCTGACCGTCGTCAAGCGTGCCATGCCAATCCCGTACAACGCGCAGATCGAACTCTCGATCTATGCTTCGAACACCCAGCAGATGCACCAGATCCTCGAGCAGATTCTGGTCCTCTTCAATCCTGACCTGCAGATCCAGAAGTCTGATGGCGAATTCGACTGGACTCGTATCACCAAGGTGGAGCTGACTGACATCGCCAACGAGGAGAACTATCCCTCAGCTACCGACCGCCGCATGGTTGTCTGGACCCTGACATTCGAAGTGCCGATCTACTTGAGCATTCCAATGGGCGTCAAGGACGACCTGGTCCGTAGGGTCATCATCCAGATTGCAAGCCTCGGTTCGATGGCGGTGAATGAAGTGGATGCTGACGGCAACCTTACCCCATTCGGAGATCCTCTTGCGAAGATCGTGATCGACACCCGAGATCCTGAAGGGCCAAATCCATTCCCGCCTGAACCACTGCCATGATTTCCTTCAAGCAATTCCTCGAGGCTCATGGCGGCGTTGACGTGGCTACCACGATGATGGACTCTGGCCACACTCATTGGCGCGAGCTAACCCAGCAACTCACGCAAGCAATCGGCAAAAAGGTAACAGTCGGCCCTGACGCATTTGACAACAGCCTCATCTACCTGAGCTGGACCACAGGCGAGACTGACAAAGCCGATCTGGTGTTTCAGGCCAAACTAGCAGAGAAACAACTCATCAAGCACATGGATGCTCTGGATTATGCAACAGTCAATTGGGATGGTCCCAACATTCAGCTACATCGTTCGATGAAGCATGTGCCGCTCGCCAGGGCTGATGTCAAAGCTGGGACCAAGCGCATCACGATCACCGTGAAAGTAGTGGCAGGACCAGCATGAAGACCTTCAAGGAATTCCTAGCCGAGGCGCCGCGATTTGATCCAGATTCGCTGTCTGTTGCTGCTGAGCAGATTGGCAAACAGATGGGACTGGGTCAGGTGATGGTTAACTATGGTCCAAACCTGGCATCCCCAGAAGGCACCGTCGAGTACACCGTACGTTTCCGAAACATCAACAAGCGGATCGCACAGGAAGATCTGATGTTCGAGATCGGCATGATGAAACGTGCCATGATCAGCGCATTCAAACCCCGTGGCGTAGCCTTCAGGGAAGAGCATCCTGCTGTACATACTGGAGAAGCTTGGCGCTCCTGGGAAGAAGTATTGAAGCGCAAGGGTCTTGGGCGTGGCACCGATATCCTGTGGAGCATCTGGGTCGACAAACCAAAGTGAGTCCCCACTGAGTGCAGATTCTGCTCACTCCATAAATACAGCATGAATCAACCAGAGTAGCTGAATCCGGCTACCACCCAGGAGAAAACCATGGCAACTCTCGTTTCTGCAGGCGTTAGCGTCTCAGTCATCAACGAAAGCTTCTTCATTCCGGTTTCGGCACCAACCGTGCCGCTGATCTTCGTGGCAACACGTGAAGGCAAGCTGCAGACAAACGGCAAGACCATTGCAAGCGGTACGCTTGAAGCTGGTGTTGTTCGCACCGTTACCTCGCTCACCCAGTCCCTCGCTCTGTACGGTGTACCGCACTTCCGCAAGGACAGCTCTGGCAATGAATATCACGGCGATGCTCGCAACGAGTACGGTCTGTTCGCACTGAACCAGTTCCTGAACCAAGGCGATCGCGCCTATGTTGTTCGTGCTGACATCGATCTGAACGACGAACCTGTTACCTTCCTCAGCCTCGGCACCCCAGTCGAAGTTGCTGGTTCGCGCAGCTTCAACGGCATCGGCAATGGCATTCTCGGTCCAGTCGTTGCATTCGGCCCGCTCGTTCGTCCACAGACAATCTCTGTCACGGTCACCACGCCACCTACTGTTGACGAGAACGGTGCTCCAGTCGGCGCAATGTTCACTGTCACTGGCAGCGTTGATGGCTACATCGGCCAAGGCGAGACTGATGTCGTGTTCAGCTCCAACTTTGTCAACTTCACGCTCGCAGCTGGTACTACCCACTTCGCAGCTGGCGACAAGTTCCTGTTCTCCCTCGGCAACACTTGGGTTCCAAGCGGCGGCTCCAGCGTTTCAGGCCTGACGCCTGGTGTTGGCAACGTCGGTAACGGCACCTTCCTGTCGTTGATCCCTGACGTCTTCGCACAAGCTGAAACCTACACCATCACCTTCACGTCGGCAACTGCGTTCAACGTCGTGTCGTCTGTCAGTGGTGCTTGGACTGGTACGGTCACGCCAACCAACGTTCCTTCGAACCCAGCCTACGTCAAGTTCGACAACAACCGTGTTGAGTTCGCCATCTATGCTGGCGCTACCCCATTCGCCGCTGGTGACTCCTTCACGTTTGACGTGACTGTTGGCGCCAACGTCGGCAATGGCAAGATCACCGGTCTTGCAGTCACGACCCACACTGTTCCTGAAACCCTCACTGTCCACTTCACTTCACCAACACAGTTCGATGTGCGTGGTTCGGTGTCTGGTACCATGGGCGCTGGCACTGTTGGTGCGCTCTTCTCGCATTCGAACATCACCTTCACGATCGCAGCTGGCACCACGCCATTTGCAGCTGGCGAAGAGTATGACGTCGTCATCACCGAAGTGACCATCACGTCGCCACTTGGCACGAGCGATGGCGCTCGCCGCCTGGCCATCACGACCGCGCTGCAAGCTCAGATCAACAGCAACACCGAAGTTCGTTCGCCACTGTACGAGTACAACCTCATCCTCTGCCCTGGTTTCCCAGAGACCGTGGACGAGATGCTCAGCCTGTCGGTTGCCGTCTTCGAAGAAGCTCTGGTTCTCGCTGACACCCCATCCAACATGACGCCTGATCAGGTCGCTCAATGGGCTCTGACTTCCGAGCGCCGCAGCAACAACAACGCTGCGTACTACTACCCATGGGGTCTGGCTTCCAACCTCGACGGCCGTGATGTGATGATCGCCCCATCGGGCATCGCACTTGCAACGATCACCTACAGCGACAACGTCGGCTACGTGTGGACACCACCAGCTGGTATCGCCCGTGGTGTGGTTACTGGCGTGTCGAAGACCGGCTACGTCAGCGGCAATCTCGGTACTGCAACCACCTTCGTGGAATCGGTTCTGAGCCAAGGTCAGCTCGACAACCTGTACGAATACGACAAGAACATCAACCCAATCACGTTCTTCCCAGGCCGTGGCATCTTGGTTTGGGGTCAGAAGACGTCGGCCCCTGCAGCTTCCGCAATGGACCGCATCAACGTTGTTCGTCTCGTGATGTACCTCCGTCGTTCGCTGCGTAAGGGCGCTCTGCCTTTCGTGTTCGAGCCGAACGACCAGCTCACCCGTGACAACCTGAAGACGGCTGCTGATGGCATCATGAACGACATCCTCGTCAAGCGCGGCCTGACCGACTACGCTTCGATCTGCGATGGTTCGAACAACACTGGCGATCGCATCGACCGCAATGAACTCTGGCTCGACGTTGCTATCAAGCCAACGCGCGCTGCAGAATTCATCTACATCCCAATCCGCGTGCTCAGCACCAGCGCCGCTATCTAAGCGGTTCCACTCTGAACAAAAGGGAGACTTCGGTCTCCCTTTGTTGTAAATAGCAGCATGAAGACATTCAAGCAGTTCCTCCAAGAGGAAGAAGAAATAGGCACCATCTACGCCAAGCAGCTGGGTGATGTCCCTGCCTGGCACCCAGATCTTGCTGAGGGCAACTATCACGTAGGCGAAGTTACGTTCTCTTCCAAGGATGGTCTAGGTTCGGTGCCATTCAATCAGTCCGT